TTTGTTGTGGCCCTAATTCTGGGTATATATTTAAAATTTGTTCGCCAGTAAGTATAGTAGAGAGTATAATAGTATCAGCGTCAGCAAAATATCTATCTCTACTAGATGATGGAACATATACTCTAAAAGGATTTATGCTGGTAATTTTTACTTCCCCTTTTCCAAAATCAGCATCAGCATCAATATAAGCATATAAATAACCTAATCCAGAAGTACTATGGTCATGAATAGATTCTTTTAATTGAGAATTACCATCTGATATTTCCCATACATAACTTAAAACAACTCTCCACATTTTAGCAACTTTAGTATCTGAATCTTCTCTAGGAATAACAGTAAAAGCTGGAGAATTAGAAGTTAGCATAGCTTTTAATTTTTCAACAGCAGGACCAACTCTATCCATTGGTACAGCTGCTTGATTACGACTTTCTAATTCATCTACTTCATTATCACTAAAATGATTTCCATAAAAAAAATCAATATCTTTTCTAGCTTCTGTGTCCCAATCTGTGCGGGCATCACTATAGCGTTTAAAAAGTTCGCGGGTTGTTTTAGCTCTAGGGTCTTCTTGGATTTGCATAAATACTTTACAAGTTAGTTAATAAATATAATATGTGTCAATAGCAAAAATAATTTTTTTTTAGCTAACTCTAGCACCTGTAAACCAGTTGTATTTTTTACGCTTATTAGTATTTGTTAGCTTACTTTCAATAGCATCTTCTTTGATTGCTCCGCTAAGTGGTGGTTTAGCATAATAATCAGCATAATATAGACCATCCATTAAATCATCATGCTTAGCAAATGGGTGTTCAAAGAACTCATCTACTATTTCAGTCATTTCATTACGAATATATAATTTCTTAGAATTTACAATAGGGCCTAATGAAGTTTCTAATCTATCTTCTTTTTTTATACCAGCAGGTGGCCTTACTCCTTTAAATATTCCTGGTATTAATCTTCTGTCTTTAGTAGCTATTCTAGTTACCATATCTCGAACCATTTCTTGAGCAGCTACAGTTTCTATAGTAACTCTCTTAACTGGTGAGTATTTCTTAGCTATTTCAATAATTTTCTCTGGAACATCAAAAGTAGGTATTCTTTCATGGAAATATTCTAAAATATATCTATTTTTATTTTTATCTATTCCAATTACTAGAATTACCTGAAAATCTGATTTCTTTGTAGCTGTAGCAGCAACATCAACTCCAATATACACATTAATTGGAATAAAGTTCCCATTGTTATCATCTAGATAGTTAAACCTATCCTTGTTAAAAAACCTATAGCTATGGTTTTGTATCCTATCTATTTTAAAAGCTGCGTCAGAAATATCACGAGCATCATTCATATACTCCTGAGCATACTTATTAACCATACCAGCTTCAATAAATTCTTTTTTCTTTGTTTCCAGTTTTGATATTGGAAACTGTTCAGGCCATAATGGCTTATCATCTTCTATAGCTTTATGAAATGTTAAGTCCCAGGGATACTTTCTTCCATCTTTTTTAGCTTGTTTATCACCATCAACAATCATTTGTAAAAAAGAATCGTAATGAACAATAGTTCCAGCTAGCCATATCCAACCTTCTCGGCCCGGAGATTCTTCAAGGGCTGGAAATACTGTAGATACAATCCATTTTTTAATTTCATCACGCCTTTCAGGTGTTTTAGTATTTAATTCAGATTCAAAGTCATCAAGTATAATACCAGTATAACGTACATCAATCTCAGTACGACCTCTTAACCTTTGGCTTGTCCCTTTAGCTATTATCCTATCTCCTTTAGCTGATACAATATCTTTTTCAGTCCACCTGTTTCCAACAGCATCTCCAGCTAAATTACCAAAATAGTATTTTATTTTATCATTGTACTCAAAATGAGACTTAACATACTTAATATGGTCAATAGCCTGTCCTTGTTCTTCAGCAACCCAAGCTATAAAAAGTCGTTCTCCTTGAGGAGAGAATAACATTTTATGTACAATAGCAGCTTTAGAAAGAATAGATTTACCAAATCCTCTAGGAAGTATATTACATATACGGGCTGCTGGCTTAGTACTAAGAAGTTTATTAGCTACTTTATAATGAAAATCAGGAGAGGCACTTTTATTTAAAAAATCTTTAGGTAAGAAAGCTCTTCCAAAATATATTAAGTCAGTTAATGACTTTTGAAGTATCTCATCATTTATTTTAGATTCAGATGGAGGTGGAACAATATTAAAATCAGGTTCAGTCATTTTGCTCTACTGATGGAACAACTAATGTTAATTTATTTTTTTCTAATGTTTTTACCATTTGCTTTGCCTGAAAATCGCTTATTGTTGTCATTATAGATTCCCATTTGTTTTTCTTTAGGTTTTTTTGAAAAACCTTTTTTCCTACGGCTTTGTATTTCATGTTCTTCCTCTATTAAATTTTCAGCCCAAGAATCTATATCTAAGTAATCTTCAAAAAATGAATCAAAATTAAGCTTCTCCATAAACATCTACCTTATCAGGATTACCAACATTAATTAATATATCATTATCAGCGTAAACAGAATGGCAATAATTACAATTAAATCCTATTGGCATTGACATTTCATTAAATACAATCATTTTACAATGGTTATTAATTTTCTTATTACACACGCTACACTTTTTAATATTACTATTATAAACTGGCATTACATATAATGATATATCGCTATGAGATATCTTTTTCTGCATGTCCTACAGCTTTAATATTAGGGCCATCTAATTGTTGAAGCTGTTCTTTTGTAAATCCCTGAAATACAGTAAGAGATTCAGTTTTCTTATCATTGGGAAACATACCAGCTATTTTCATCATCATTTCTAAAGCTCTTAATTTATCAGAATCACGAGCATCATAGTTATCAATAATATCTTTAGTCTTTAAAAGTAAGTATTCTTCATCAATACCTACTTCTCCAAGTATTTTTTTAGTCTCTTCGCTAATCAATTTTTTAACCCTTTTTGTTTTTAATAAAGAAGCTGAAGCGTTCTTTGAATATTTTGAATCATTTGTTTTGTATATCCTAAGATAAGCTTGTTCTGGAGGCATACCATTAGCAACGTATTTAGCAAATATAATCTCACGGCCATTAGGGCTCTTTTCATTCTTCCTTTTATGCCTTGCTTGTGTTGGTTTTTTAGTAAACCTGTAAATATCATCAGCTATACCACCTGTAATTTGTATTGAGTCTCTAATTGGGTAAGAGCCAAGAATGGTACGTATATATTTATTGCCATTTTCAAATACTCCCCTATGTAATACTTTACATACTTGACCATCATCAGTAAGTATCCAATCATCTGTATGAGATTCACGCCAGTCATCAACAAGTTCATCATCATGATTATCAAAAAATTCATCTTTATTGTCGTATACGTACTCTAATTTCCTTTTTACAAGTTTACTATGCATAGAGCCACTCCCAACCTAATTACTATTTTGCCCTCGCAATCCCTCCGGACTCTATACATTTCCGTCTATCAGCTTTCCCCATACGTACGTTTTCCCTTTGTGAATATCAATTACATCAATTCTAAAATTATTATCTTCAAACCAGTCAATTACACCAAAAGCATGACACCAGTTAGTATGTCTACCTCTTAACCATCTATTTTTTTCCTTAGACATATCTTTTAAACATCCAAGTGTCCAAGCATGATGAGCCCCATCTACATGAGTAACCCCCTGTCTTTGAACATCATGAGTATGCCCATATACTATATTCTTACCAAGATTCTGAACATGCTGTCTTGTATGATTAACAGTACTGTAATGACCTCCATGATAGAAGTACATCTTACCAATTTGTAGCAAATGTCCATAAGGATGGTATTTATAGCCACGCTCCTTTAAATTCATTATATTTTTAAATTTATACTGAGGCAAATAAGGAAATTCCTCTACAAAAGAGTTTAACCAGTCATCATGATTACCTTCAATCATGTGTTTTACCTTACATCCTACGTCTTTTAAAGCTTTATCAAATAAATCAAGTCCATCATTAACCAGTTTAGCCTCAACAAGTAAATCTTCTATGGTATATTCCAGAGGAGGCCTCTTTCTTCGCTTATATCGCCAAGGAGAAATTGACTTCCATTCTCCTAAATCACCAAGA